TAACGAAATTTTAGACTGGTAATTTATATGAAGATCACAAAACATGTACTTAAAAATATAGTTAAAGAATGCCTGGTGGAAATATTGGCTGAGGGATTGGGCAAGAAAAAAGCTAAAAAAGCATCTAGGCCAACACCAAACCGACAAACACCCCGTAGTCCTGCTCCGGATTTGGTACAATTCAATGAAAATGTTGATAGGACTGTTGGGTCTATAACTACCGATCCTATTATGGCGTCGATTTTTGCCGACACTGCCAGGACGACACTTCAAGAACAACAAGGCAATGAGGGACCCATGCGTGGATCAGATTCAGGGGGATTAATTTCTGATGCCGGTGAGGAAAAAATTGGTGATCCTTCAGTGATTTTTGGAGATGCCGCGGCAAATTGGTCAACTTTGGCCTTCGCTGAGAACAAATCTAGGTAGCAGAATTCTTTTGCAGGTGATATGTATTAAAAGGACACAATGGAGACCAAAATGCCAAAAGTAAAGAAGCTCACCCCTTCCTTGTTAAAGAAATTAGTTTTGCAGGAAAAGCACCGTATTATGGAAGTTTTAGAGACCGGTGAGGAAGATTCCGAAAAACTGGCAAAGAAGACCGAAGAAGTAGATGCTGATGAATTAGCAGATTCCTTGGCAAATGATATTGATTATCTAAAAGCGCTTAAGATCTCTGAGGCTCGTCTTCGAAGAAAACTACGCAAGGTGAATGAAGCTAGAAAAAAGTTGCGAAAAAAAGTTGTTCGTTCACTTTAGCAAATTAGGAGAAATTTAAATGCCCACTATGAAGCAACCTATAGTTGACAATTATCTCATTGACTCGAAAGCCTCACTAGGTACCATGAATGGGTATTCCACCTCCGATTCAGAAACAATCAAGACTATGTTTGCTGGGTCACCGATTATTGGTGAAAAGGCCACAATCAGTGATAGTGAGAGAAAAGAATTTTACCAGAAGAATGTACTTGATGCGACATCAGTGGATGGAAACAATGTTAATGGATTTAATATGAATTTCACTGGACCTGGTGGAAAACTAGTTCCACCAGATTATAAGGACATTGAGACCGGGGGCGGTGGGAAGCCTGCTAGCGCATGGGTGCCTAACCCTGTTTCTCCTGGTGTTGGATCCGTAAGTCCTGGTGACGTCGGTGATCCCCCTGAAGGATTTGGCACTAGTCCCAGTGACACACCATTTGAAGGGCAAGGAAGTCAATTATCACCTGCTCATTCTTCGAAGGGTATCGCTAACCAAAAATCCCTTACACAGGGACTTTCTCCAATATCGGATGAGGGTAGCAGAAGCTCTTAGCTTGATTAAAAGCTATCGGGTTGATGTTAAGGTTTCACCATACTGGGGTCATTTGGGATGAAAATTAGGTGTACGTATACGCACTACATATTTAAATTGTCAGTGGATATATAGGTGACACATTTAATCTAGGTGTTGTATGAATAGACAGCCAAAGATAGATATTCGAGGAACTTATCGCAGTCATTCTCCGGTATTTCAGGATACTAGGCAGGGACTTGGGTATGGTCTGGCGGTACCTAGTGGAAGATTTGATGTTCGGCCAATGCAGGGTACCTTTCCCTATCGTGACGTAAATCAGTTTGAAGAAGAATTAGAGGATGAAGAATTTGATGAGCTTGATGACATTGACCACAAAATTCTGTCGAAATTAAACAAGAATGTTTTTGCAACTGATTCATTTGCTGCTGCAGGATCGGATCCTTTTTATTATGTGGCAGGTAATACCAAGCTAGCGGAGAATATCCCGGTTGCCAAAAATTCTATAGTACCCATCCCAGGTATGTATAAACGTGGTACCACTGGTCCTGCAGTGGGTGGATTTGGCACAGATGTGGCTTATACTACGGCCCCACATAAAAAAACAGGGACAAAACAGGGGTATTTTAGTCCTCCTCCCCCAGTAGCAATTCCTATGGGTTATGAATTGGTTACTTTTAATTTGAGGGATATGATTGATAATGATGAACTGGCTATAGCAAAATTTGAAGCCCTTAGGGATTATATCGATATGCTAGCCCGTGAGACGAAGTAGGGGTTAGGAGGTGGCAAAACCTGTCAATGTATGTGTGGAGATTGGAGGACGTATCAAGACCTCTGAGCAATTAATTCGAAAATTTTTACAAACTTGTAAACGGGAAGGATTTTTAAGAGAACTTAAGATGAAGTCTAGATACATAAGTAAAAGTGAAAAACGTCGAAAAAAGAAGCATGCTGCGAAAATACGTGGTAACAAAAATGCCTGACATGACTAAGGTTCACTTTTAAGTGCATGTACATATTTAATCATAACACTCATTGGAGCATTAGATGTCATTATTTGAAGAAGCAGTGACCGATGCAAAAAAATTGAAAGAAGTTGCCGAGCAAAATGCTAAGAGGAGAATTCTTGAGAGCGTTACGCCAAAAATAAGGCGAATTATTGAGCAGGAATTGGTTGACGATGAATTGGGTGATGATGAAATTACGTTGACAATGGATGATATTCTTGCTAGTCCTGATGATGTGGCTATGGACGTCCCCTCTGATATAGAGGGAAAAATTGATATAGACGTACAGGGTGATGCTACATTTGCATTTTCATCTCAACCAATTTCAGTTGATGAAGAGGATGAAGAGGATGAGGAAATTTTAGCCTTAAATCAAGAATCTGCACGCGCGTTAGCAATAATGCTTAAAAGTCCAACGGCACTCAATCAATCAAGAATTGTACGGTTACAAGAAAAAATTCGAAAGTTAGATAGGGTCTTAGGGTTTATAGAAGATAAGAAAATCACTAGTGACTTACGAGAGTCTGTGCGTAAAAGTTACATGGGATTGGTCAAAGAAGTTACAAGTTTGCGTCGTCGCGCAATACTTACAAAAAGAATGAATGAAAGGAATTTTCTTCGTTCGAGATTCAACGGAATTTTAAAGGAGTTTAAAACAATGTCTAGAAGACGTGCTGAAACGCTTTTTGATAGGCTTTTCGAAACAAAACGCAGTTTAGCCGAGCTTGATGTCGTCCTTGGAAATGAGGACCTCGAAACACTCGGTGTTGAAGATGTCGAAGATGTCGATGTCACGGAGCTTGAGGTTGACGTTCTTCCCGCCGAAGAGGAAGAAGTGGAAGTCGAGGAAGAAGAGACAGAGGAGGTAGAAGTTGAGGAAGGCGACTATCTCGATGAACTTGACTTAGTCCTCGATGATGAAGACCTGGAAACACTCGGTGTTGAAGATACTGAAGATGTTGACGTCACAACCCTTGATGTTGGTGTTGAATTCGCCGGCGGTGAAGAAGAGGAAGAAGTTGGTGAAGAAGAGGAAGAAGAAATCCTTGAGATTTCCGAATCTATGCTTCGTCGTGAACTTCGTCGTATGCGTCGTCTTCGTGAACAAGAGGAAGCTGCTGATGCTGACCCTTACTTGGATCACGGTGGTGAAGATTTGGGCGATGTAATTGTCGACGTTGACGAAGAGGATCTCTTAAACGCTTTGGCGGATGAGCTGGGTCCTGTATCGGAAACTGAGGTTACGGTTGAGTCTGGGCGTCGCGCTCGTCGTCGCCCCGGTCGTCGCTCTCGTCGTCCGGCCCGCATTTCCGAATCTCGAACAAGAAAAGCACTAATCAAAGAGGGCCGTAAAAATCGTGCTCTTATTAATAAGCTGGGAGGAGCCAAAAAAGTTATGTCGGCTATGAAGAACCAGCTTAATGAGATGAACCTGTTTAATGCGAAATTGTTATACGTTAATAAATTGATGCAGAACCGGAATCTCACCACTAAGCAGCAAAAGGCAATCGTAGAGGCACTCGATAATGCAAAGACACTTCGAGAGGCCAAGTTGCTTTATAAAAGCTTAACCACATCGCTTAAAAAACGAAGTGGCACCCTCAGAGAGGGTAAAATTGCCAGGACGCTCGGATCGTCTTCCAGATCAATCCGGTCGGCATCGCCGGCCAAAAGTGGAACTGAGGTGGATAGATGGGCCGTTCTTGCAGGGTTAAACCAGGACTAATAAACTAGGATTTTAAATTACATAAGGAGTAATAAGAATGTCCAACAAATTTTCACTTAATCAGCTGACCGAAGGTATCCGTCAAAGACACCTAGGTTCGCAAAATCGACTACTTGTCGAGAAGTGGTCCCGCACTGGTTTGCTCCGTGGATTGGACGGTGTAAATCGCGAGAACATGTCTCGTATGCTTGAAAATCAAGCAGCTCAAGTACTTCGAGAGGCCAACAGTATCTCCACTGGAGGCGGTGCACTGACATCGTCCGGTGATCTGAACGGTTTCACAAATATTGCATTCCCGATTGTACGTCGGGTCTTTGGCGGTCTCATTGCTAATGAGCTCGTTTCTATTCAACCAATGAGCCTTCCATCCGGACTGCTCTTCTATCTGGATTACACATATGGTTCTAGAGAGTCATATACATCCGCTTCAACGAATGAAGGCAACATCTCGGTGTATGCCGCGTCGTCTTCAATTTATAATAATCCCGCGGGCAAGGGCATCCGTTCCGGTTCTCTGGGTGTAGGTGGTCAATACGACCTTGCTGGATCCGGCTTTACCCGGGTACATAAAAATTCGGCTGATTTAACACCAACCGCCTCAGGGTCGTTTGGCAATAACACCACCATCACTAATGGTGGCACACTCACCCATACCGGTTCTACTGACGCAAGATTGTTACAATACGATCCGCAGATTTCCAAATTGATTGAGGATGATCCCGGGCGTGCTACGCTTGGTAAATTCCAGGCAGTTTTCTTCGCTCTTTCGGGGAGCACTGATGGTGATCTGACCCTCACAAAGGAATGGGCAGCACATACCAATGGTACATTCAGACGTGGTGCAGACCCGGGATTGGATGAAGTACCCAATACCATCCAGGGTGGTCAGAACATCTGTAATGTTCGTCGACTAAACCAGGTTGGTACTTATACTGCTGCCGCTGGTTTCACGGCTGATCCGCTCATTGCTGCTGGGACGGCAAATGCAAATCTGTTGTGTATTGTTACTGGTACTGTTCATGAAGGTGAATCGGTATATCTTTCGTATCCGATTGACCCATCCCTTTCCACCTCAGATGGTGATGGTTCAACTCTAACCATCCCGACATTCGAATCCAATTTTGCTGCTACACCTTCCCCGGCAATCCCGGAGATTGACATCAAGATTGAATCGATTGCTGTTACGGCGGTTACTCGCAAGCTTCGTGCCAAGTGGTCCCCAGAGCTTGCACAGGACCTGAATGCCTACCACAGCCTCGATGCAGAGGTTGAGCTTACCCAGATCCTTTCCGAGCAGATTGCTTTGGAAATTGATCGTGAGATCTTGAATGATCTTTTGATGGGTGCCAAAACGGTACGGTATTGGTCTAGAGCACCTGGCAAGTTCGTCAATCGAGAGACCGGTAAGGAGCTCGGTAAGACCGATTCTCTGGCACCGGGTCCGGCTTTCACCGGTACAGTTCGAGAGTGGTATGAGACTTTGACTGAAACCATTATTGATTGTGCCAATGAGATCCATCGTCTGACGCTTCGTGGTTCTGCCAACTTTGTTGTGGTGAGTCCCGATGTTGCGACCATGCTTGAGGCTTCGGTCCTGTACCGCCCGTCTTACACCCTTGATGGTGAAGGACAGGTCAGTCAGCCGATGTCACTTGGTGCCGAGAAGGTTGGTACTCTGAGCAACCGCTTCACGGTCTATAAGGATCCCTACTTCCCACGCAACAAGGTTCTTGTTGGGTACAAGGGTGGTAGCTACCTTGAGACTGGGTATGTGTATGCTCCGTATGTACCTCTTATCGTTACGCCTACTATCTTCGCTCCTGAGGACTTCACCCCGCGTAAGGGTGTCATGACTCGCTACGGAAAGAAGATGGTTCGTTCCGACTTCTACGGTACTGTAACGGTTCAGGATCTTAATATCATCTAATCTTAGATTGGTGATAATCCAAACCCTAGGGGGGCGTCTAACGCCCCCCTTTTTTTGTCTTAATTTAGTCTAAATTATGATTTATTTGATTGTTATTAAGAAACCTCATATCTGAGAACAATATTTAAGCGATAATACCAGGGTGGCACTATGCAGAATATCGATGTCAAGGGCTCTATACTTCGCCTTCGTGAACTCCGCGAAAAATTATGTAGCGATCAAAAGGACTGGACAGAGGCATATGAAGTAAGGGATTTTGTTGTCGGGCACTTGCAAGAACTTCATGATATGATATGTAACAGAAAGGTTCGTAGAAAAAAATTAGAAGATAAATCTTCATTTATTTTAGAGTCTTTATCAGCGATGCCCAATTCCGATAACGAAGGAGATGTTTGATGGCTGACGAGAATGGATGGAGTGAATATTCTAGACTGGTGCTTAAAGAGCTAGAGACTCTGGCAAGTAGTATTCAAGCACTAAATACAGAAATTCAGGAATTAAAACAAGAAATTGCACAGATGAGGGCCCGCGAAGATCGGGTGGATGATTTGAAGGTGTGGAAGGAAAAAGTTGATGAAATTGCCTCTCCTTCCCAATTAAAAGAGCTGGTCAGTGAAGTTCAGAGCCTTAAATCATTTAAGATAAAGGCAATTACCGTCTTTACGGTGGTGCAGTTTGGAATGGGTGCGGCCTTGTGGTTCATGAAGGTGTTAGGCGGTTAAATTTAACCGGTAAAATATATATGCTAGTGCCTATTTATCGGTAGGTCCGGTCCACTATAATCACCTGACACCCACAGGGAATCGGAAGCATTGGGAGCAAAAGGAGAAAGATTATGCCAAAAGTAGTATATACAAACGCGAAAGGATTGATTCAGAAGACCGGGACGGGAATGGATTTAACGGGAGTTCCTGCAGGAGAAGGACTCCAATACCGGCAACCCGTTGTGACGTCGACGGCCGCCACCCTAGCCCCCACAGTCGCTCAGTCGGGAACTATCTTCAACCTGTCCGGAGCCAGCGTAGTAGTGGTAACTCTTCCTGCAGCGGAAGCCGGGTTGCATTACGAGTTTCATGTCATCACTACGAAGACGGGGACGCTTACAATTAATGCTGCGTCGTCAGCCGACACCCTAGAGGGCTTGGTCACCATGGCACCTTCTCTAACTCTCACAGCGACAGACGCCGGTGACACTACAGCTATAGCTGGACCAGCTGCTGCTGATCATCAGTTTGTTGCTGATGCGGACACGAAGGGAAGAATGCTAGGAACGCATCTTGTCTATAAGTGCTGCAGTGCTTCAATATGGTCTGTCACGGGAATTTGTGTAACAGCTGGCACCTGCGTTACGCCCTTCACCTAGGCCGTTTATCTAACTAGGTAAAAAGGTAAAAATCATTTGATTTTTTTTGGGGCATCCTTTGGGATGCCCCTTTTTTATTTTATTTTAGAGATTTCAGGGGCTAGATGTCCAGCAGCTACATCGAGCTTTACCTATTTATTAGGGATACATTCTGGGAGATGTAGATGCCCACATTCGCGAACACATTGAATCCGACACCCTTTGGTTTTTTTGACAATGATGGCGCTTTTATCACGGAAGCTGATGCAATAGTAACATATGTCAAACGTAAATTGGGTGATGATATTCTGAGTGTTGAGCTTACTAAAAAACAAATTTGGGCATGCTTAGAGGAGTCGTTGCTCGAATATGGATCCGTCGTTAACACATACCAGGCCCAGTCTCAGATGATGGACCTTATGGGATTCCCTACCGGAAGTTCGTTATCAGGATCAACTAATGTTGGCCCAAATAGTTACGAGCAAATGTTACCTCGAGGCAATTTCGATTTTCTTGATCGCCTGGCGGAACCCTATGCAACAGAGGCCGGCTTAGGAGGGTCATATAATACCACTAGTGGGTCGATTCAATTAGTAAAGGATCAACAGGATTATGACATGTACACCGACCTTAAGGATACCCACGGAGGAATTCTATTTGAGTCATCCAGCCTGAATCCACTCAAGACTAAGATGAAGGTTATGGAAGTGTATCATTTCTCACCTCAGGCCGCATATAGATTTTTTGACACTACGTCGGCAATTAATTACCTGAATAATGAATTTTCGTTTGAGTCATTTACACCAGAGACAATATTCTATGTCCTCCCGGTATTTGAGGACGTCCTTCGAGCTGGCCAGCTTAATCTATCCAATCGGGTTCGTCGTTCCAATTATTCATACAAAATTATGGGAACTAAAATACGAATATTTCCCATGCCGACACAGGCGGATCCGAAAAAGTTATGGATAAGAGTAGGCTTTAATCAGGATCCATTTAATGCGGCATACAAAGATAAGACAAAATTTGGTGTTAGCAATTTATCAAATATTCCATATGGAAATTTACAGTTTGATAGACTTAATAGCATCGGGCGTCAGTGGATCAGGCAGTATGCATATGCATGTAGTAAGGAAGTTTTAGGATTAGTGCGTTCTAAATTTGGTTCGGTGCCAATTGCCGATGCTGAATTGAGCCTCAATGGTGATGCGCTCATTACACAGGGCCGCGAAGAGAAAGCTGACCTGAAAACTTCCCTTAAGGAAATTCTTGACAAGATGACCTATACTCAATTGGTTACAGCGGAAGCCGATAAAAGTGATGCTATGATGAGAGTGCTACGAAATATACCAATGCCTTTAGGGAAAACAATTTTGATGGGTTAGGGGATCCGTTGTGTCTAGGCTTTTTATAACACCACGAGAGATTGATTTTATTGCGGATCTCAATAAAGAGATTATTAAAGACGTAATTGGCCAAAAGATATATTTTTACAAAGTCCGTCAAGATCTCACAGCCATACATGAGGTCTATGAGGAGGCACTTGATAAGGTTTTCGATCCACCAATTGAAATTGATGTCAGGATTGATTGGGATCCATCTGAGGTGCGCGCAACCCGTTTCGGGCAGGAAAATTATTATAGTATAACAGTCTACATTCAGTCACGTGATTTACTTGATAAGGATATTGATGTTGAGGCCGGTGATTTTTTCAGTTATGGTGATACTTTCTTTGAGGCTACATCGGTAGTTGCCGTGAGTAACATTTATGGTGAGGTCGAACATACAACAGGGGTTAAGGTGACCGGTAAACAGGCACGCATTGGTCAGATTCTGAGAGATCCAATTGGCCCGACGGATGAGTCGTATAGTGATCCGGGTGCCGTAGAGACAACATATGTACAACAGCGCGGATTTAGTAAAAACAAATTAGGTGAGACCGGCGACATAAGGTCACTACAGAAGAAAGATGTACTGACAAAACCAATTTCGGGACCTGCTGAAGTTTCGCCGGAGGGTGGTAATGATGAGGAAAATGAAATAGGAACAATCGATTCGTCATTTTATGCGGATTCATAAGGGATTTAAATGTCAACTAGATTTACAAAGGGCTTTGATGGAATATCACTAAAAGGGGAAACTAGCTCAATTCCCATGGGATATGAGGGTTCGAATATCCCTGATGATATGCATCTACCCTCCTGCACCATCGAGGATGTTGATCGTGCATTATTTAATCTATTTAATGAAGAATTACCACTATTTTACAAGTTGGAAAAAGAAAGTCGGCGAATTCCAGTTATTTTTGCGACAGGTGAGAGATTTGCTATCCTGAGACGAAAACGACCCTTAAGGGACAACTCAGGTGCCTTAATTTTACCACTAATTTCGATATTAAGAACCGGGGTCCAGCAGGAGAGTACCAAAGGTTCATCACCAGGTGAAGACTTTCCGCTAGTAATAAAAAAGCGACTTAGTGAGGGGGATATTGATTACCAGAGACTAGTCAATAAATTAAATTTGCAGAATGCTGATGATGCTGCATCTGCTGGTAATTTGGAGGGTCGAAATTTAAATACTGTCAGTTCATCCGATTATTATGCGGCCAGGCCTGGTGCGTTAGCAACTAGAAATCCACAAAATAAAGCTTCGTTAGAAACTCAAATGGGACAGTTGCTTAAGACAAATTTGTCTAGGAATATTTTTGAAATTATCACAATTCCACCAACCAAAGTGTTTACGGTTACATATAACGTTACATTTTGGGCTCAGTATACCCAACAAATTAATGATATGATGTCGGTAATGATGAGTGCATACATCGAAATGCGAAAGCGAACATTTCGTCTTGAGACTGACAAGGGCTACTGGTTTGTTGCTTATGTTGCTGCACAATTTACTTCAGATAGTAATTTTGATGACTTTACGGATAGTGAGAGATTGGTAAAATGCAGTTTTGATATTGAGGTTCCGGCATTTTTAATTGCGCCAAATTACCCTGGAGCCCAGAATCCACTGCGAAGATTCGTCGCGACGCCTGAATTGGTCTTTGAGACGCTGGGAGTACACGGTCAGCTAAAAAGTAAGCAGATTGGAGGGCCTATGTCAGGAGATCCAGGCAAATACGTATTACAAGACATGGATGACGAAACAGCCAATTTCCCCGGTGCTGCCATTGCTGGAAGTACAATTGCAAGTGCAGATTCACGAAACCTCAAGGATGGATTAAGTGCCTATGATAAAAGAACAGTTAATGTTGGTGGCGCTGTTGGGGGAGAATTAAATGTCACTGCCGTAACGTTATTAGTTGATCCATTTACTAATAAAAAACTTCGAACTCCTTTGCGAGCGCAAACCATCACTACAAAGGGTGAGGTAGTGTATAAGAACATGAATGATGGAATGGAAATTGCGGATTTAGATATTTTTGAGAACATTCGTTCATAAGTGGCATTTAATGACCGGTATCTTAAGCAGAAAACAATATACTTATTCTCGACATTATAAAGTCCAAGGAGACAGGTGAATGGCTGAACAGACTTTTAGATCACCGGGGTTCTTTCCACGTGAGGTTGACCTAGGTCTTCCAGAGGCGGGCCCAGTTGGAATTCCTGCTGGTATTATCGGTACCGCCCTTAGGGGTCCTGCATT